TTCAACTCTCTTCTACTTGTACGGGAGAGTGAGACGATTTTGTAGACGCAAGCGGATTCCTTTTCTGGAACCGCCACCGTTATCTTCGATTTGTAAGATTACTGCGTTTGCCCATATTCTATACGAATGTGGTTTGCTTGGTGTTCTGATTACTTGGATCTGTTTCTTTGTGAAGTGGAGCTTTTTCTTTTACAATCTTTGGATTGTCATTCGATATTGTTATCGGAAAATTAGAAAATTCTTTCAACCCCAACTTGTTCCGCAAATGGGGTATTCAGAAATAGATCCGTATCTCAAAGAAGCCCTACAGATTTGGTTTCTTTTCGAGAGTTTACGGGATGCGAGAACTAAGCGTGGCATGTCTGCGGCAATTGCCCAGTATATGCAGGCTCACGTTAAACCCTCTTTACCTATGTACTTCTACAATAAAATCACATCTCGTCCTACAGTTGATTGGACTGGAGATGATGGTTTTGACCAAGTGGAAGAAATGCTTAATGAAGCATTTGGTGCAAATGGTGTAGAGGAGAGAGACGATGGACTTTTTATTCTCGATCCCCACTCCGGACCCATAGAATGGCATCTTATGTTTGATGCCGCCTTTTCAAATTGGCAACAAATGAGAAACTCAGCTCTTTCAAAGAAGTTTTTCCATTTGATTAATGTACTTGTAGCAGCAGGCATGTGTGAGACCGCTAACCTAACTTTTAAGATAGGTGATGTGAGCTTATTTTCGCCTATTGTTAGCAAGAAACAAGCCAATGCCTCAGATGTTTTTGAAGCTTTCTACGAAGCAACTGCTGGTTTTATGAAAGGCGGGTGGCGTGTTTTTAAGACTCATACCGTTTCTGCTTTCTTTGTTGAAGACGACAAGATAAATGAATTTGAAGATCTTTATAATCAAATTCGATCTTGGCATGGTTATGCCCTTGCGGGAAACCTACTTCAGTACACAGAGATTGATGATAATGAGTACGAGAACAAAATCAATGCCGCTATCACATTTGGAGAAACTTTACTTAAGACTATTAAAAGGTCTCAAAGATTTGAATACAAGTACGTTTCAGATCGATTGGACCATTTACGTGTTAGTCTCGTTGAGTTTATCCAATTGAGAACACGAGGAGGCCTTCGATTGGCTCCATTCGCCGTCTGCCTTTTTGGTAGGTCGGGTTGTGGTAAAAGTTCACTTACGAACTTAACGCTCAATGCTGGGCTAATTTTCAATAAGTTAAGCGCAGCTAAAGACCGTATCGCAACTTGGGCTGATAATTCCAAATTCGCAGACACTATCCGGTCCCATATCAATGGGATCATTTTTGACGATTTTGCTAACACCAAGGAAGAGTTTATGGACTTTTCTCCAGCATATCGTCTCATTCAGGTAATCAACAATATTAAATATCTGGCCCCTATGGCAGATGTTTTTCTGAAAGGGAAAGTTTCTTTAAATCCCTATTTTTGTATGATTTCCACAAACGTCGAACACTTGAACGCCGCCAAGTATTCCAATGAACCAGAATCTGTTCTAAGGCGCATGTACCATGTGTTGGTAGTGCCTAAGGAAGAATTTTTGGATGATGATGGAATTCTTAGCTCTGCCAAGATTCGGAAGGTTTTTGGTGAAACTCCAACTCCGGATGCTTGGTATTTGACTATTCGAAAATATCATGCTCAAGACCAAAAACATGTCGACCTGTCTCTGATGATCCCCATTGTTTGGAGAGGACGCGAGATGAAGGATATCAACATTTATGATTATCTGGAATGGGTTCAGGAAGCCTCAAAAGAACATTTTGAGGCTCAGGGACGTTATCTAGCTAATCAGGAAAAGATTCCAGAGCCCTGTCCCAAATGTGGCCTCTGTTATTGCAATCCCGAACGTTGTGGTAATCCTATGGACCAACCTCAAGAATGGACCGAAGACGATGATGAAAATTTCGCACGCGCTGAGCTAGAAAACGAAGCCAACGCGTACCTCAGGGAGGTAATGGAAGCAAATGAGGAATCAGATCTTGATGATGATGATGAACCACCCCCGCTGATGGCAGTACCAAATGGTCGAACCACACCACCAATTCGGATTCCACTCGAACCTGAAAGTGGTGAAATTTCGAGTTATTTTCATGCCAAAGCACAACGCATTCAACTCGCCGTATCATACGCCAAGACATCCGCTACAATTTCTGCACACTCTCTGTGTCAAATGTGGGAGCGATTTGATTGGTTGCCAGAAAGGTATGTGTGTCACCCCACCGTACTTAAAGTCGGGTTGATCTTTTGGAGAGAAGAACTTAAGCAGTCTTTGATCTCAGGCATTTCTTTCTTGACCTTGATTCTTTTGTTCTTGTGTTTGTCCTTGCCTAGTCTATCTGTTCTGTGGGTGGTTTCTTTCCCCCTCTGTGTGTATTTCTATGTGTGTGCTACTATCCAAACCTTTAGGTACATGGTACGTAGTCGCGTATTAGAACTCAAAGACGTGGTCAAGACCTACACTCAATCATGGCAACTCAAGTACGCGATTATTGGACTTGGAACTATAGGAGTTATTTTGGCTGTTATGCGCAGCAAATATGCGAACCTACAAGTCCAAACTGGTCTCAATCCTCAGAACATTCAAGAGGTTAATGAGCGCAATGATCGCGTTAATCCATGGCTCGGCGTTACACCAGTTCCCCTACCTATGTCTGAACCTTCTCGGACGACCACTTCTACGGATTTGGCTGCAGCAATGCGGACTAATATCGTAGGAATTGTGTCTGAGGAAAATAAGACAACCCTTGGCTTTTATATTACATCCAACTTTGTGTTAGTTCCCACACACTATGTTTCTTTACATAGTAACGAGGACATCTCAATACGATGTTATAAAAATGGCGAAGGGCGAGTTGGTAGTTTCTTTAGGGATAAAATTTCTAAAAGTTTTTCCGTCCAGATCCCACAAACAGATTTCACCTTGTGTTTTCTAACTAGTGGTGGATCCATGAAAGACTTTAGGAAGTTTTTACCTACTGCGGCTAAGATGGGACAAGTTGCTGCCAAAGTTATCACGCGTGATATTTTGGAAAGTGAACTTAGATCCCTACCAACATTGTTCAGAGGAACAACAACCGTTACACATACCATAAGTTCTTTTGTAGGAGGTTATTATACCCTACAAGAAGAAACTAAATGTGGCATGTGTATGTCCCCCGTCATCAGTGATGGACACGGTTCTACAATTATCGGTTTTCATTTAGGTGGAAAAGGAAACGTTGGAGGATGTGGCACACTTACTCTCGATCAAGTCAATTTTGCTATACAAGAATTGGCTTCGAAAGATGGAGTGGTGTTGTCTGCCTCGAACGGTATCTTACAACCTGAAATGGGAGATTTTCCGACCAGTGCTTTTGGTCAACCGATTTTGTTTGGAACAGAAATTCATGAAAAGAGTGCAGTGAACTTTTTGAGTGAAGGCGCCAACGTTGATGTGTACGGGACGACAAGTGGTAAAGCAACACCCCGTAGTAATGTTACTCCGACCATGATGTCGGATACCATCGCTGAAGTTTTTGGTGTTCCCCAGAAATGGGGTCCTCCGAAGATGAAGGGGAAGGGAAGGTATCCTTTCCAGGCCACTTTGGCCCATGCTGCGTTGCCCTGTTTACCTTTTGGCAGTGTTTTGTCGAAAGCTGTTTCTTGTTATAAATCCATAGCGATTGGTTTAAAGGAACGACTTCCAGAACTGTTTAAGGCTAAACCCTTGTCACGCGTGGCCACCGTAAGTGGCCTAAAAGGTGTTAAATTTATAGATCCGATGAATTTTAATACCTCTCCTGGATTTCCATTGAGTGGAAGTAAGCACCCCTATCTTGAGGAGCTTGATCCAGAAGAATACCCGGAATGTGGAAAACCACGAACTTTTACCAAAGAGATTTGGGACGAGTTTGATGAAGTTGTATCCATACTCAGGTCGGGCAAAAGGTGTTACATGATTTGGAAGTCATGTTTGAAGGATGAAGCTACAAAGCTAACAAAAGATAAGGTGAGAGTATTTCAAAGTGCTCCCTTGGTTTTACAACTGTTAGTCCGTATGTATTTCCTCCCTATTGTCAGGATCATCCAGATGAATCCTATCCTTTTCGAGTGCGCTGTTGGCGTAAATGCGGAAGGTTTAGAGTGGGATGAACTCTGGGAAGCTGCCATGAAGAAGGGCCGAGAACGTGTTCTGGCCGGTGATTATAGTAAGTACGATGTGCGTATGTCCGCTCAGCTTACTATCGCAGCATTTGACATTTTAATCGATATCGCCGCACTATGTGATTACTCTCAGGAGGACTTAGATCTGATGAGAAACATGGTGCATGAAGTCGTTTACCCCGTCATGGCATACAATGGTGATTTGATTCAACTGTTTGGCACTAATCCTTCGGGACAGAACCTTACTGTTATTATCAATTCGATCGTTAACTCGCTTTTGTTGAGAAGCTGTTTTTATACAATTTATCCTGACTTGAACTTCAAGGACCATTGTGCTTTTCTAACTTATGGTGATGATGTGATTGGAACTGTATCCGCTTTTTGCGAATTGTTCACACATATCACCTATGCTGAGTTTTTGGCGAAACATGATATCAAATTTACCATGCCTGATAAAGAATCCATAGCCACTCACTACATGTCAGAAAGTGACGTCGATTTCCTAAAAAGAAAGTGTGTATTTAATGCGGATCTCGGTCAGAAGGTAGGTCTCCTATCTGAAGATTCGATTTTCAAGCGGTTGCACACTCATGTTCTTTCCAAGGACTTGACAATGGCAATGCACAGTGCTCAGAACATTGAGAGCTCTGCGCATGATTGGTTTTATTATGGACGGGAAGTTTTCGAGGTCCGTCAAGCCCAACTAAAACAAGTGGCAGAGAAGTGCGAAATTTCACATCTTTGTCCATCCCTTGACATTTCTTACGACAAGCGCGTGCAACAATGGCGCGCAAAGTACTTAAATGAAGAAATGTCTGAAGATGATCCAGAAGCTTTTATTCTGGAACCCAATTGTGGGGATCTATATGTCAGCACCGTCGACTACTTAGATCACTGCATTGGCACCGCTTCTGAACCTTTGTTCAAGTGGGAGATAACTGCAGCTAGTTATACTATGGCTTGTTATTCTTTCATTTGGCAGAAGATTTTTCAAGGTGCCAGGTTTAAGATTGGAATGCCGTCCTTTGGATGGATTTTATTCCTAACTTTAACTACAGGCGGGTTTCAGAATGGAGGCGCCATTCTGCGTTTGGTGGTTTCCACTTTTGTGTGGACTTATGTTCCGCCGTATTTGATGTATTTAATCGCACTTGCAGGATTACATTTGTATTCCTGGTGCGATCAAAAATATCACCGGTGGCAATTCAGACGCGCCTGCAGTTACCCATCTGCAGCCTAAGGGAGAGCAAAATGGGCGTGTATATATGGTTACCAATAGATGTAATAATATTGTATGTTTTGTATTTTAATTTATGAGGCTTTGTACATGTGGGTACACCCCCCGTGGTGTCCTTCTATTCAGAAGACGGACTCGCCATCCGATGTAAACATAATCATTCCATGACTCTGAGCGGGGTCTGGAATTGCACATACCGCTTACTTTTGAATTTAATTTTGATCAGTTTTACCGACGAGCCATTACACGTCGGCTTTTTCCCGCTTTGGAGCTACAAAGTGGACAAACCTCAGATAGCAGTATCTTCCAAGTGAGTGGATCTTCCACACACCAGAACGTACAGTTTTCTGACCAGATGGACCCATATGCGTATGAGGTTCAGGCTGAGATGGATCCGACCAGATCCATGCAGGATACGTCTGACGCAACCCTGCAAAACTTCTTTTCCCGTCCTATCAAAATAGCGGAAGAGGAGTGGTCCACAAACACTAGCTTGTCATTTGATTTTGACCCGTGGGCTCTGTATTTTGAGAACCCTAGAGTCTCTAATAGGATAGCAAACTTCAATTTATTGAAGTGCAATCTTAGAGTAAAGGTCGTTATAAATGGCAACGGTTTCCTATATGGGAGAATGATGACTAGTTATTTACCTTTTCAGGTTATTGATAACTTATCAAGTAACGCTCCCTCAGTTCGAAACGACCTAGTGCAAGCTTCGCAACAACCACACATCTTCTTAGATCCAACTACATCAACCGGTGGAGAAATGAAGTTGCCTTTCTTTTACCATGCGAATTACATACATATTCCCGATTCCGAGTGGACATCCCTTGGTAGGTTATATTTTCGAACTCTAAACCAGCTAAAACACGCAAATGGTGCGACTAGTTCAGTCACTATTACAGTGTTTGCCTGGGCAGAGGACGTCTCTATGAGTGTCTTAACGTCAGTTGAACCAGACACCCTTACGCCCCAATCCGGCGAAATAGAGAAAGCGAATCACGATGGTATGATAAGTGGCCCTGCTACTTCGGTAGCAAAATTCATGGCTTATCTCAAAGGAGTTCCATACATTGGACCTTTTGCTATGGCTACTGAAATTGGAGCCAGTGCTGTTGCTGGGATGGCTAAGATTTTTGGTTATAGCCGTCCCCCAGTTACTAAAGCACCAGACCCGTACCGACCCCAGCCTATTAGTTCTTTGGCGCTCACCACAGTTCCAGACGTTGTTCAACGTCTGACTGTAGATGATAAACAAGAACTTACAATAGATCCGAGAATTACTGGTATTGGTCCTGGAGATCCATTTAATATCCGTGAAATTGCAAAAAGAGAATCATACCTAACAAGTTTTACTTGGTATGTGGGAACCCCACCCGATTCACTCATTTGGAATGCTCGCGTTGATCCTGTAATATGGAATGAGCTAGCTGGACCTCCGAAGATCTTTCATTTTCCGGCGTGTGCTTTTGCAACACTCCCATTTCAATACTGGAAGGGAACCTTGAACTTTCGCTTCCAGATAGTAGCCTCAAGTTATCATAAAGGCAGATTGAAAATTGTGTATGATCCGAACTTTATTGCAAATTCGAATTATCTTGGTTTTTCAGAATACAATACTAACTACCTTAAAGTAGTTGACATTGCTGAGGAACAGGATTTCACAATCTCAATTGGAATGGGTCAAGATACGTCGTTTCTACCACATCATGATCCTGGTCTTGATGCAGTCGCATCCATGTACTCAACTAGTAGGTTTACTAGTCAAGAGGAAGGAAATGGCGTGATTGGAGTCATAATTGTCAATGAATTAACCACACCCAATAGTACCATAAACAATGATATTGAAATTAATGTTTTTGTGTCTGCTGGTGATGATTTTGAAGTCGCAGTTCCCGATCAGAGAATAGGTGACTTTGTTATCAAACCCCAAAGTGGTGAAATAGTTCCTGATAGTATTAACACATCAGAGCCTGATGCACCCCAACAGAGTCAGACTACAATTATTGGTCTTCCACCCGCTGAACATCCAGATCTAAATAAGGTTTTCATAGGCGAAAGTATCGTATCGTTTAGGCCGCTGTTGAAGAGGTATACGTTATGGAATGCTATTGCTAGAGTAATTTCAGGTAATAGGGTCATCTCTGCACGTTTCCCATCATTCCCGTACTATCGAGGGAATGTTACGGGTGCTGTGGATTTGACTGGTGCTAGCGCACCATATAATTATTGTAATACCTTGTTACTTCATTGGGTTAGAGTGGCTTTCTCTGGAGCTAGAGGTTCGATCCGCTATAAACTTGTACCCCGTGGTATTGCAAATCGGGGCGATGTTTTATATGTCCAAAGATCCACCTATAAACCAGGAGACCCAGAGTATTATATGAATAATATGCCTATAGTAGCACACAATGCTCGTTCTGCTAGAGTTAGTGTTGTTCAGAATAATCAAGCAATAGCTTCTAAATCGGCTCCCTCGTTGGGGAATCCTTTTGTCGGTTACAATGGTATGGCTCTTACAACTAACTCAGTTAATGGGGTACTTGAATTTGAAGTGCCTTATTATTCTAGATACCGTTTCACGCCGGGGAAGAATGATTCTCTAACTAGCGTTATGGCTTTTGAAGGAGCCTATGACATCCGTATGTTTCTATCAGGAGATGAGACCGGCAATATAGGCAGTGTGTATGATATATATGTTGCTGCTGGGGAAGATTACCAGAACTATTTCTTCACCGGTATGCCGCGAATGTACTACGAAGCAGCGCCCCCGGCATAAACAGGGGGGAAAAACGGAGTAAACCGTGCTAAATCTAGTTTTACAAGTGTACTAGTACCATTTAAACACTTACCTGTCTGTGGTCGACAGGGGAACCCCATTCTTTGGGGTTCTGGACTATGCCGTATTTGAATTTCGTTGATCGGAATTTTTACTTCGGTTAGTCCGAAGTTTTTCAAGATCACAAATTTAATTAGCGTAGCCTGAACCGGTGTGGTAACACACCGTCGAGAGATCGTGAGTCCTTAATATCGTTTGCGACACGATCCACGCCTGGCC